CGTCAGTCATTTCTTCTTCTCCCACAAAATCACGGTATTTTTTGAGGTTTTTGATTAGTTTGTTTTTGTTTATACCTTCAAAATTGTTGATGATGTAATTGTAAACACCCTCCTTGAGTGTGTCCGGTCTATGACCCCTCGCGGTGATGATTGCAAAAATGGACCCGTTATTTATAGCTTCCACAAAGTCAGGCCACGCAGGTCCCGTCTTAGCCCTCATCGCATCGACCAAGAAATCGTCATCCCCTTCGACCCTAAAATTTCGGAACGGATTTTCTGCATAACCCACAATTGTCTGACCTTCGTAGTCAAAATTTTCTCTACCAATCTTTTCACGGTAAAGAGCAAAATCTTCTGTGGACATCGGAACTTCTTCACCGTTTTCGTCCTCAAGAATAATTTTAGTTGGCATATGAACAATGTTATCATCCCAGTCAAAAGCATAATACTTTAAATCTGGTGTCCCTTGTTTTGTAATACCCTCTTTAAATTCTTTTTTCATATAAAGGCAAAAAGTGGGGTTTTACCCCCACTTTATAAATTCGATTTATTAGATGTTCTCAAATGAAGCTCCTGTTGGAGTAATCAAGAACTCGATGTCAATAAATTCAAGTGCTTTAGTTGGTTTCAAGTAAATCTTACCTGTCAAAGTGTTTCTATCCAAATCTTCAGGTGAAGAACTTACTGTAACTCGGAAGTCATATAAACCTCTGTCTCTCCTGATAGAATCAAGAATTGGGTTTACAGAATCCAAGAACTGTTGTCTTACGATTTCGTCATTTTGTTCGAACAACAATCTTACAGCCACAGCTGAAATTAACTTACGAGCTTGTAACAACAATCTTCTAACATTCAATCTGTTAAGTGCTGAGTCAGCCACTTGAAGGGTTTTGTTACCCCAAATAACTGTTCCAACATCAGAGAATGTTGCGATTGGGTTGATGCGTCCCTGATAAAGAGTATCTCTATCTTCCTGAGTTAGTTTCAATCTTGCTTTAACAGAGTTAACCAAACCTCTTGTGTAACCCGCAGTTGCGAACCAAGGGAATGAAATGTTATCTGTCAACGCTAAGTTTCTACAAACTTCACCTGTTGGTGGTAAGTAGATTTGAGTGTTGTTCACAGTATCCCTTACCAAAATCCAAGGGTAGTAAGTTGAAGTGTAAGACGAATCAATTGCAGTGTTGTCTAAGTTGTCAACCGCCTCTTGTGGGTAGATGATTTCATATTGACTACCTCCGTCAGGAGTGTACATATTGTAATCAGGTGTTGTAACAATGTAAACTGAGTCAGCTCTTTGTTGTTCAACAAGTCCGATAGCCGCTTCACACAAATTTGAGTTGTTAACGTAGTCGATACTTGCAGTTGCAAACACGTTAATGTTTGTTGATTCAGGGTTGTCAAATGTTAACATACCCAACAAGTATGCGTAGTAGTCAGTGTTAGCAAAATCTTGAGTGTTATTTGCCACAACGATTCTCTTGAAAGTACCGTCACCAGTTGCATTAGGGTATCTAACAGAAGGATATGCTCCTTGCAAGTATCCTGAAGCTCCAAGAGCGAATCTGTCCTGATTAGTTCTGAACTCTCTGTAAGCATCCCATCCGTCAAAACCACCCTGAAAACAGAAAGTGAACTTTCTTGAATACAAGAAGTAGTATGGGTTTTCTTGAGTGTCTGGGTCATCAGTAAAGTCTGCAACACCACAAACAAACGCTGCCTGACCAGAGGTTACATATACACCTCCGATTGTAACTACAGTTGCCCCTGAATCCATATGAAAACCTTGAGTTAAGTAGTCCCAAGGAGTTGAGTCAGTTGCTAAGTACCAATTTGAAATTGGGTTTTGTTTTCCTTTGTATTGTAACAAATCAGAATCGATACCTAATGAACTCGACATACCTAAATATGTTCTCCTTACAACGTCACCTGATGTAGTTGTAACATTAGAACCACCAGCGGTTGTACCAAATGGGGGGTCATAAACAGTTTCACCTGGGTAGAAGTATTTGTTCTTAATAATTGGGAATGGAGATGGGTTAGTAGCTGTTTCGTAAACACGTGATTCTAATCCGTAGAAACCACAAGGAAGTGCATCTACTGGTGCCTCATCAGCCATTTCAATCATAATATAAGTTGAATTCAATGGGAATTCACCGTTAGACGAACCAATTTTCTTTCCAACGAAACTGTTAGAGAATGGGTCCATAGTACAGTTAGTATACTTTTCGAAAACTACAGGGTTTGCATCAGTATCGAAGAAATCTCTAACCAACACGTCAAAAGTCATATTACCGAAAGAAATGTTCTGAATAGAAATTTTGATTTCAGTATTAGCATCATCTCCATCAGAGATTGAAACAAATCTGAATAGTTTGTAAACTTTGTTACCTCTCAATTCAGAAACAACGTAAGGTGTTTTTGGTGTTTGGTATTTTTCCAAATACCAAGCTATCGATGTAGTTGAAGTTGTGTCTCTTGCTTCTGGTAAAGCAACTAAGTCACAATTCAAACCACGGATGTAACCTTTGTTGTATCCGTAGTTAAGAAGACCTGGATATGATTCCTCAACAAACAATGGTGTTGTGAATCTCGATTTACTGAAGTTAGTAAGTCCTAATACTTTAGTAATATAATTTGTATCATTTGATTGGAATGAACAATCAAATGTAAATCCTGAACCTTGATATGTCACACCACTGATTTGGAATGGTGCAAAAGGTGATAAGGTTACTCCTGAGTAAGCCCCTGAACAATTCATAACAACGTCTGTCAAACCTGTTACTTGGTAATTCATACCGTGGTCATTAGAATCGTAAACTGAAATACCTCTTGAACGTAAAGTCGCAATTACTAAATTGTTATAGTCTGTAAATGCTGTACCACTTAATGTATATACACTTCCTGAAACTGTTCCTGAGAAAGTTCCTGAAGCACCTGTGTAGTAGTTCGTAACTGCGTAGTTCCAAGAATAACCTGAGTAGTCATTGTCAGTATAATTGTTGAAAGTTGCGTAGTACCAAGGGTCGTTTACACCATTAGTCAAATCCGCATCATCTATGTTCAAGTTATCACATCCAAATACGTTACTTAATGTTGTGTATGTTCCATCTAAGTTATTGTAACCTGATGATGATACACTACCGTAAACGTTTACAGTGTTAGCCGAAATTGATGTGTTACCCGAAATTGACTGAATGAATGTTAAGAAGTCCTCAGCGTAAGTCGAAGTTGAGCCATCATTCAATGTGTATTGTGTATTCAAATCATTGTTGACTACAGTTGGAAGTGCACTTGTAAAACTAATTGATGTACCAACTGATGAGCCCGTAAATGTTGCGGACCAGTTTGTAACTCCAGCTTCCAAACCAACAGTTGTACCGTCTACGTTGGCAACGATTCTGATAGACCAAGATGGACCCGCATCATAACCTGATAGACCAAGTACTCTTGTTACAAAAAGTTGGTTAGATTGTTGTAAGTAAGATTTAGCGATGTAAGCGGCCTCGTACTTTGGGATTTGTGTACCTATAAATTTTACAGGTTCAGTACCCCCAAAGAAATTTTGGAACTCATCGTAATTTGTAATAAAAATTGGTTCGAAAGCAGGTCCTTTTAAAGTTTCACCTACTACACCTAAAGTGGTTACACCCACGCTCTGTGCTACAAATGATAAATCTGTTTCTGATGTATAAACTCCAGGTGATACAAAAACCTTTGAATTAACTTGTGTTGCCATTCGTTGTTATTTTCTTGATGTTATTTATTTCTTCATAAATATTAGAATAAAAGACAAAAAACTTGACTTTTGAATATGTATTTGTAAACAGGCGCCTTTTTTTCTGCCTTTTTTCTACCATATGGAAAAACCCCGTCGTAATATCAAGAACATAAAGATTTCTACTGAGTCACACTTGTTACTAAAAAAACACTGTGACAAACACGGATACAAAATACATAAGTTTTTAGAAAAACTTATAGCGGAGAAATGTGCGGAAAGTAAAGATATATACGGGGAGGATTAGACTAACTTTGCTGTAAAGTCAACTTGAGCAACTTCACCAACTATTTCTTTTGTCACTTCAATCAGAATTGTGTCAGAAGTATTCAGTTGTATTCTATCCAAGTCCGAACCATAAAAATTACCATTGATAAACACATCAAAAGTATCCACGTTTGAAGTTCCATCCAAACTTAAATCTATTCTATAATCAATTACATCACTCAAAGATGTGTTACCTGATGTATAGTGAAAGTTGAAAGGAAATTGGTCAGGGTTCGGTGGGGAAGGTTTTCTATGTTTGTTGGCGGCTAATTGTGCGTCTACTTCATAGAGTTGTAAAACCCTACTTACAGCAGGTTTCACCTTGAATTCTTCTTCATCAATAAGATACCCCATCATCAAAAAGTCATAACTCTGAACATAGAATTTTCTCTTTTCCAAATCCAAAGTAGATTGGTCTGTTATGTTGGTATTAATAATTGGAACGTATTGACCTTTTATAAATGTGTAGGCTTGTCTTGATGCAAAAGTTTGTAAAACATTTTTGTTGAAGGTATTTAATTCCCTCATTCTGTTACAAATAATTTTTACCTGATAATTTATATCAACAGGTACAGGTTGTGGAATGGTGTAAACATCATATCCTTTCATATTTCCATTCCAAGTAGGGACAGTTGCGTAGTAAAATTGTTTTCTTACAGGTATCGTATATTGTGTAGATGGGTTTGTACCGTATTTAACTTCTGGTACTCTCACCACTGTTACGAATGGTGGTAAGGTGTTGAAGTCAGGGTCTTTAAAATTCCAAGTCTCAGTAAATTGTGACCAGTTCTGTGTTGTAATAATTTTATCTACAACAGGAACTTTCTGACCTGCAACAATTGTTTCCAATTCAGTTTTTACAAAATCGAGCATACCTTGGTCTAGGTCAGCGTGTAATACTGATTTTGGCAAATAAGTCCCATCTTTGTTAATATACTCAAGCAACTCTTCTCTTCTAGCGGAAAGAATCTTTGGTGGGACTAAATCAATATTTGGTTTTACTTGTTTTGGGAAGGCCATTAGTTACCGTTAAATTCATTTATGTTTACAGGAGTAGCAATAATGGTCCTGTAAAAAGGTTTATATCCACCATAGGTGTGCCTATTGTCTGATACCACCCTCCCGTCATCTGCAACAGAATAGTATCTAACTTTACTCTCAGTTTCATAATATCCAATATAATCACCCATCATTATGTCTACCCCCAATTCATCCAAATAAGATTGATAAACTGAAAATTTCATATTACCCGGTTCGTTTTGTTCAATCCTACTTCCACCCAAATAACCTGCCGTTGGGGCTAAGATTTGAACTAAACCTTTCACTTCAACAGGTGCTAAGAAATTGATACCGCCCTCAAGAGCTTCACCATAGACATCATCGTTTCTAGTTTTGTATCTATCGATACGATAAAGTATGATTGTAAAGTTCATATCCCCCTCAAGCCATTCCTGACCCATCGAAATATCTAAAGCATAATCTTCACCACCAAAAAATTTACCAAGTCTTGTAATTGGGACGAGTTTATCGGTCATATTGATAAATACCGATATTTTGATTATTATTACGGAAAGTATATCTTAATGTCAGTTCCAATGACTATAGAAAGTAAAGCAATAAAAATTTTGGAAGAGTATCAGGGTGCCAACAACTATATCCTGAACCTCAAACTCAAATTAGAAAAAAATCCAAAATTTTTCCCGACACGTAGCCAATGTGATTACATTTTTGAAAACAAAGATGTTGTTCCAAAAGTTGCCCGTAAGTGGGTTGTGTTGGATTCTTACTTCGCTCAAAAACTTGCAGATGAAAAATTTTTGATGAATATCCCTGAAAAATTGTGGATTGAAAAACTATTGTCTGAAAGAGACAAAGCGTATCACATTTGGGGTAAATTCGGTGAGACTCAGGAATTAAGTGATATATGGGTTCCAAAAGCGGCCATCATTAAAGACAATAAAGTCGAGATAAAAGAAGTCGATTATTCAATATACAAACATAGACCACCATTAGAACACCAAAAGGTTGCAATTGAATCTTTGTTGAAAAACAAAAAATTTATTTTGGCAGATGATATGGGTTTGGGAAAAACCACATCAACAATTATTGCAACACTTGAGACAGGTGCAAAAAAAATATTGATTATTTGTCCAGCATCTTTAAAGATTAACTGGGAGAGAGAATTTTGGTTGTATTCAAACAAAAAAACTTTTGTTTGTGACGGTAAGAACTACTCGGAAGATGCCGAGATTTTGATTATGAATTACGATATAATCAAAAACTTTCACGACCCAAAAGACATCAAAAATTCCAAAATCCTGAACTCCAAATTTGATTTGGTGATTATAGATGAGGCACATTACATACAGAATGTTCAGGCTCAAAGAACCAAATTAATTAACGACTTGGTAAAAACCGTAGAGAGATTATGGCTTCTAACAGGAACACCAATGACTTCAAGACCAATCAACTATTTTAATTTGTTGTCATTAGTTGATTCTCCTGTTGCCAAGAATTGGATGGCTTATGTGGTAAGATATTGCTCAGGATATCAGTTCAAGGTTGGACCAAGAAAAGTTTGGAATGTGATGGGTGCGTCACACTTAGAGGAACTCAGAGACAGAACTTCATTAACAGTTTTAAGAAGACTCAAAGAAGAAGTTTTGGATTTACCTGACAAAATTATTACACCAGTATACTTGAGATTGAAATCAAAAGTGTATGAAGAATTGATGGGGGATTATTACAATTGGTACGAAAAAAATCCTGAAGAAAGTAAAAACCTCTCAGTACAATTTACAAAATTAACACAAGTACGGCAAGTGATTGCAGAAGAAAAAACCTCCCATACAATCGAACTTGCCGAAAACATTATAGAACAGGGAAAAAAAGTTATCATTTTTTGTAATTTTACAAAATCACTTGAAACAATTTGCGAACACTTTGGAAAATCTGCGGTAAAATTAGACGGGACAATGTCAAAAATACAAAGACAAGATTCTGTTGATAGATTTCAAGAAGATGAAAAAGTTAAGGTGTTTGTTGGAAATATTAAAGCCGCGGGTGTTGGTATCACACTTACTGCGGCTGAAGCGGTCATTATGAATGACCTTTCCTTTTTACCGTCAGACCATTCACAGTCAGAAGACAGGGCATACCGATACGGACAAAAAAACAACGTGTTAGTGTATTACCCAATATTTGATAACACAATAGAGGGAATCATATATGACATATTAAATTCCAAGAAAAAAATTATTGGGACTGTAATGGGTGATATCCAACAAGACGAGACAAATGTTGTTGAAGAAATTTTGAAACTA